AGATGGGAACAAGACTTCCGTTTAAAATGGGATTTAAAAAAGGCATTTAATAGTTTCAAGTAAATCTCTCAAAATTAAAATTATAAATCTATAAAATTTATAATATTAATTAATTATATACATGAATTACTCAACTTTAAACGGAGCATTTGGTGCGCAAGAATCTAATTTTAGCGAAATTACTGCAAGACAATCAACAAACGAATTAAATATTAGAAATAACAATGTTAGAAGTCCATTAGAAGGATTAGGAGAACGACTAACTTTTCCACGAGATTTAAATGATACAGTTAGCGCACGCAATCCTACAAAACAATTACTCAATTTAGATTTTAATCCATCTAATCGTTTCTCTCGTGTTGAAGCAAGTAAAACTGCTGGTATGTATCCTCAACAAGGTTATGCTCGTAATCAACCATTAGGTTTAGCATTTGACCCAGAGCATCCACTCAATCTTCCAATTATGCCTATTGCTGGATTTTATGATACAACCCAAAAAAATATATTAGGCAACCTTTCATAAGTGAAGGAACCAAGGTTCCCTCATACTCCCTCCTTTTTTAAATTTTACGCAACTTTTTATTTTAATTAAACTTTGGTTATACCTTTTTTAAAGGTATATATATATATATAATGAATTCTAAATTTAGTGGTTCTATGGGATATCAGCGATTAATTAAAGAAATTAAACGAGATAGTGGTGGAGGACCGCCAGGACCAGATAGTGTTAGTTCATCAACAATAGTAAATGGAGCAGTAGGCGAGGTAGATATTGCCGATGGAGCAATCACAGAAGCAAAGTTTGCACCAGCAGTTAAACTTAGTTTATCAACTTTTTCTTATAACTTATATAATCTTCAATATCCAGGTTGGTATGGAAACTTTAAAATTACAAACGCTAATTCAAGTAGTCCATATACTTTTACTTTTACCGTATATTTTGAGACTTTTAATGATGTAACAAATAGTACGGACGTTGTAAATTCTGTCGGCCCATTAACACTAAATCACAATGAACATTACGACCTTGTGCTTCCGATACAATCTCGTCTTACTAATAAAGATACAGTTATAAAATTAGACTATACAACAAGCGGTGGAGATATAACAGACACTACTCGTGTAGGAGTAGGATTAGAGGATTTAACCGAAGAGCTTATATATTTAACTGTAAACTCAAATTATATTCATAATGGAAATATAGAACTGACTGTTGATATTAATACTTAGTTTAGCAACAGGGGGATTTTATCCCCCATACCCCCTTTTGTCGTATCTTTTTTTAAAAGATACTTAAGAAAGGTTGCGCCAAATAAGCGAGTTTGCGACGCTTCGCAAAAATCTCTCTTTACTATTTTATAAAAAGTTTAATTTTTTATAAAACTATATATATATTAAATGCCTAATGACCCAAGAGTAAAATTTAAGAAGAAAAAAATGTATGACCCAAGTCATAATATTATACATTTTGGTGGCGGTGGAAGCGGAGGGATGAGGTCAATATTTGAAGATGGCACCCCACCACCAGATGAAGGAGGAGGAGGCACAGGTGGCGAAACAGGAGGAGGAGGCACAGGCGGAGGAGTTACTCCACGTGACATTCCAATAATCCCACAACCTCTCAAACCCAGTTTAAATCCAGGCGAAATTACTGGAATTACTATTGGTTCTATTGCTGGTGCGGCCGCTCTTGCTGAACTTACTAGAAGAGCACTTGAAGAAGAGCGAAGACGAAGAGGTATGCAACCAGTTTCACAAAGTGATAGACCTATTAAAGCACGGCGAGGAGGTAATATTTTAGAGCGCTCTCGTATTGGTGTAAGTAGAGGAATTTCAAGAGGAATAACTAATGTAAATCAATCACTTGCTAACGCAGTAGAGATGACATCAACAAGACCATCAGCACCAATTCAACCCGAGTTTGCTCCTATAAGTAAAGTATCAAGTCCATCATCAAGCGGTGCGGCCACAGCAGACATTCAATCAGCACGTAGTAGCGCAAGTAATTCCGCAGACCTTCAATCTGCTCGCAGTCGTCCATCAAGTGGAACAACAACACCAGACGGAAACCTAAGTTCTATTCGCCCAGGCGCTCGTAAATTTCAACAACAACCATCAGCACTAGCACCAACACCAGCACCAGAACGACCATATAATGAACTTCTTATTGATATAACGCCAGAATTGAGGGCGCAACTTGAAAGCATGAGTTTATTTAATTTAAATGACCCTTACAATGTTTCTGATATGACTGATGCACAGTTTAAAGAATTTGTAGAAAGAAATGGAATTAATATTGGAGGACCTGGTGGTGCAACTCCTGACATAGATAGGTTTACTGATTTAGAACTTTCAATTGATAATATAGAATTAAAATTAATGAATGTGGTGGATATGCCTAGTGCGCGAAGACAAGAACTTGTGGCACAACAAAAAGAATTAAAAGCAACTTTAGCATTTGAACAAGAAGTATTTAAAAGAGTAAGAGAGAGAGCTGATTTAAAGGCAGCTACAGAAAATATAAATATTCCAAAAGAAACTCCAGCAAGTAAAAATAGCCGTCCCATATCCAAAACAATAGCCCCAGAAACTCCAACTGCTAATAATCCAGTAAATGATAGAATAACAGCAGCGCAACCAACGCGAGAAACTGAAATGACTTCATTAGCAGCACATGAACAACGCTTACAAACTGCTATTGAAAGTGCGGTTGAAGTAAAAACACGAGGCCCTACAATATTTGAACAAACAAGAACAGTAATACAAAAAGCAACTTCACGCAAACCAATAGAAGCCAAAGTAAAAATAGATCCAATTCCAAAACCTCCAACACAAACATCAGCAACAAAAGCAGCATTAGAACGCGCAAGGGCAGCGTCTGGTTTAAGCACTGATGTTGAAATGCGTCCAATAGTTCAACCCCAAGAGACGCGAGCGCCACCTTTATCAGAAGCAGACGCACTTGAACGAGCATTAAAACAAAGTGCATTAGAAGTAGGTGCTGCCTATAGTGGTGGCGAAGGTGCTGGGTCAAGTAAAGGTGTAACAGTTGAAACATTGCGTGTCGAACAACAACCACAAGGATCACGACAAATAGAACAACCAACAGCAGCAATAGAACAACCTAGAACAGGGAAAGGGAAAGGATTAGCTCCAGGTGCCCGCGAACGAATACAACCAGTAGAACGCCCAGTAACAGCAGAAGTTCCAAAACTGCCACCACCAGTAGAACGAGTAGCACCAGTAGCAACAGAAACAGCAGTTGATAGATTTAATAAGATGTATGATATAATGGCAGAACAGCATATTAAACATGGATATGAAATACCGACTGCGCCTGAAGGTGTGACAGGAATAGAAAGTAAAAAATATATTATGGATGAAATACTTAAAGAAACAGTAGCTAATGAACGACCAATATATAAAGGTAAAGATAAAGTAGAAATGACATTAGAAGAAGCAACTGCTAAAGTTCAAGCTGAATATAATAAAGCATTAAATGACCCAACCACACAACGCCCAGTAGAAACAATTAGACCAGAAGAAAGTATTCAAATAGCACCTACTAAAAAAGGAAAAGGAAAAATTAAAAAAACAGGACTTTTAGCAACTGAAGAACAACGATTACGACCAACACCACAATCAAGAGAAGCACAAGCAAGAGTTCAAGCAAGAGCAGCAGCAGCACCAGAAGCAAGAGCAAGAGCAGCAGCACCAGAAGCAAGAGCAGCACCGGCACCAGAAGTAAGAGCACCAGCGCCTGAAGCAAGAGCAGCAGCAGCACCTGAAGCAAGAACAATGTCAGCACCTGCGGAAACAATAGCAGCACGTAGAAGAATGGGTGTTCCTGAATTGCCGGCACCACCACCAGTAGCACCTGAAGAAAGAGCATCTTTTGCGGAAAGAAAAGCATTTTTTGAAGAAACCTCACGTAGAGTTGCCCCACCAATAGAACCAGCAGGACCTTCACCGCCACCATCAGCACCCGGTTCAGGAACGGCAACACCTCAAGAAGGAGCTACTGTAGAACGAACACCAGCAGAACGCGCATCGTTAGCGGAAGAAGTCAGATTAGGGTTGAGTAAAAAACCAGGAAGACAAAAAGCCAAAATAAATTATGGTAAATCAAATAGTACAACTCGCAATCCATTAGATATTTTTGTAAGTCCACAACATCGTAACATACCAAGTGTTGAACTTCATCCAGGTGCTAAAAACTTAAATAAAGCACTCTCGGAACTAGGTTCGCGTGTTCCTAAATTAGTTCCAACAAAAGCAAAATTAATATCAATGGGGACAAGCATCGCAGCCGAAGGAGGAGGAATGGTAGCAGGGTTTTATGCTGGAAGTGAAGCAGGAAAAGCGATGTCTAATTATTTCGCAACACACCCACCGAAAAATAGAGGCGAAGAATACGGACAAGCATTAGCAACAAGTATGGTTGCGTTAGGTGTGGGAAATTTAGTAGCAAAAGCGGTAACTTATGCTATTCGTCAAGGAGTATCCTACGCAGTCGCAGGAGTAGTCTCTGGAAGTATTAGTGGCGCAGGAGCAGCCGGAGCAACTGCTCTTGGTGAAGCAGCACTATTCGCAACAATAGCCACAACTACTCAATTTTATACTACAAAATCATTAGAAGATGCTGGTTACTCCCATGAGTATGCTCGTGGACATGGCGCAGCATATGCTACAGTAGCTTTAATGGCGGCAGAAGAAGTTGCGTGGTTAGCAAAAGGCGGTCCTTGGAATTTAGCAGCCGATGCAGCATTTATAACGAGTGAATTATTTATTATTGGATTTGGTATATGGTCTTATTTTGAAGAAACAGCAGCAGGACGCGAACAAGATGAAGCAGAAGCGGCAAATCGCGAAGAAATAGCAAAACAAAAAAAAGAGCGAGACGATGCTATTGCTGCAATAAATAGTACTAATAATCTTCGTCAAGACTTTATGTTAGACCTTGCGAAATACGATTATGATTTTGATGCACTTTATGCTACACTATCCAACGAAGAGCGCGTAGCAATGGGAATAGCAAGTCCAGAAGCTAAAGCAATATTTCAAAGACAAGTTGAATCGGCATTTGACCCATTCGGTGCGTTTCAAGAACCAAATAACGGACTTCAAGCACCTGTTGTATTGACACAAGTAGAACAAGACCGACGTGATGTTTTTAATGAATATATTAATTGGTATATAAATGAGTTACGAGGTGTAAAGCAACCACCTTTTAATGTGAATGATCCTAGAGTGATTGAATTAAATGAATATTCTGGAGGCACTTGGCAAAGTGCGGCAGGTGTCACAGCAACAACAAATTATGCTCAGTCAGAGCGAACACACCCATTAATTGAAAATGCCCAAAATGAAATAATTAATGCGTTTCATAATGAGCGCAAGACAATTGAAGAAATGCCACCTGATGTTGTTAGGTATGCTAATTTAGACCCCAACTTTAGAAATACTTATGAAGCGTATATTGTTACTGAAGCACAAGCGCAAATTTTCATAGAATTCAACCGAACACAATTTACATATAATGATATGGATCCTAAACTTGTAGAAATTGCTAATAGAGACCCTACCTTTAGAGCAGCAGCGGATGCTTATTATCAAACAATGGCCAATCAGGCACGCGACCTAAATTTATCAATTAGCGAAGTAGCCAGATTAAATTCATTAATGGAAAGAGATCAAGCAATTGAAATTGGAAAATTAAATGAGGCTCGTAATTTAATAATAAGTCGGAACCAAGCAGAAAATCAAGCAGCAATAGATGCTTATAATGCGAACATCTTACGAGAAATAAATATATACGGCCCTAACTTTGAATCAATTATTAGAAATATTAACGATCAAGCATTATTAACAGGACATACATTTTTATATGCTACTACTCCGGCTGCTTTATACGAACAACTTCATATGGAAATGCCTGAATTAGAATTAGTTGACCCAGATGATGAAATAGATGAACCAGACCAACCTGCTGCTACATGGAAACCAGGCAAAGGCAGAAAAGTAGGCGATACTGCAATTTATAGTTATAGATACAATTTAACAGACGAACAAAATCAAGAGTTAGATGAACTCGCAAGACGTGAATATTTTATTAATGACCCTGAAGAAATGAAACGCCGAGCAGCACTAATATATCAACGGGATAAATATTTATACGAGCAAACAGACCAAGAACGTGCCGATGACCTTGGAATGACATTAGAAGATTATTATGCGAAGTTTGGTATTCCAATAGACCAACTACCGATTGCTAATTTTGATGGCACGTATCCAACAAATGGGCGGGTTAGAATGCCTGATGGGCGTATTGAAACATATGTAAATGGTAAAAGAACAAGTGTAGAGTTGCCTCCAGAAATTCTTTATGACCCAAATTTACCGCAACAACCAAATGGAAATATTAGAATGCCTGATGGTTCTATGAGAACTTACTTGGATGGTAAAGTAACATTTGTAAGTTATCCAAGTACAACACCAGTAGCAGACCGATTAACACCAGACCAAATAAATGCTGGAACACCACAAGTACCAGACGAAACACCAACAACACCAACAACACCAACACAACCAGACAGAGAACCAACTTATGAAGAACTTAAAGTTATGTATCCAGACAGATATCAATTATACGATACTGCGTATAAGAAATCATATAATCAAAACCCCGCAGTAACTCCTGAAATGCAAGCAATGTACATTGAAGGATTATTAAGGTCAGAACATACAAATAGATTAGCAAATGGAACAGCAGCACCATTACCAGCACAAACAACACCAACAACATCAGAACCAACTTATGAACAACTCAAAATGATGTATAATGAGGAATATGAAACACTTAAGAGGGAACAAAGAGGACAAACAACAAATTTAGCAACTATGGATGCTAATATTGAAGCAGGGTTAAGACAAGTTTATTCACAAAATCCAAAACCACTACCAGGACAACAACAAACATTACCGGAACCGGAAGGACCATTAAAAAATGGTAATGTTAAAATGCCTGATGGTTCTACAAGAACATATAAAAATGGATTAGTTGTAGAGGTCAGTTATCCAAGTGCAACACCATATGGACAACAAAAAACACCACAACAAATAAATGACGCAGAAGGAGTACGACCTGTGTCATACATAGGACCAACAACAACACCAGAAACACCGAAAGACACACTGAAACAAGGAGCTGTAAAAATGCCTGATGGTTCTAAACGAATTTATATAGATGGTAAGGTTGTATCGGTTGCTTATCCTGATGGAACTACAGGACCAACAATTAACGAAATTAATGCAGCAGAAGGTGTAAAACAAGCAGATGCGCCATCAATAACAAATACAAATCCAATGCAAGCAGTAGATGATTTATTTAAGGGAAAGACACCAAAACCTCCAGCAACAACAACAACAACAACAACACCAGCCCCAGCACCTGAAGAAGAAGTTGTGTTGGGTAATCGGTTAGATAGTTTAATGAGAAAAACACAAGCACCAGCACCAGCACCAGCACCAGCACCAGCACCAGCACCAACAACTAATCCATAAAATCTCTCAAATTTAAAATATAAACTTATATAAAATGAAAAAGGAAACAGATGAAGAACCACAAACAGAAGATCCAGCAATTGCTGAATATCGCGCCAGTGGTGATGCTGATATGGGTGCTGCTGCCAAAATATCATATCAACATGAATTAAATATTTTAAATAATAAAACAACAGCAAATGAAGAAACAAATAAATTAATAAAAACAGCTCTTGGACAAGACCATGAGTTAGTTCCACAATTTACTGATAATGATGCGTTAACAATAAAACGACCAAATAATGAATACATTCTTGCTGTAAGAGGAACACGACCAACAAATATATCAGATTTAATAAGTGATGAACAAATATTAGTTGGTGCTAATGTAAATAGATTTAATAAAATAGAAAAAGTATATAATAGTTTGAGAGAACAAAATCCTAACTCTAAAATTACATTAACAGGACATTCTCTCGGCGGTTATGTTGCAAAAAATCTTGCTGATAAATATGAGTTTAAGGATAAGAAACTGGATATGGTTGGTTTTGATGTAGCAGCGTCACCTATTCATATTGGAATGACAATAGCAACAGCAATAGAAGCACCAGAATTAATTCCAACTATGGTTGTTAAAGGTGTTGCAGATAGTGTTAATCATTATGTTAAGAAGGCATTAATTGGTGGAAGTGAATATGGAAAACATAGGACATATTCAACAGATACGCTTGATTTAATTAGTGTAACAAATAATATAACAAATTTTAATGATGAAGTTAAAACATTACCACAAAGAGTGTCAAGAAAACAATGGTTAGGAAGTCACTCAATTGATAACTATGTATTGGAACCAGCACAAAAAGCGATGAAAACAGCAATTGTAAAAACAGAACAAGGAAACAAAAAATATTATACAAGTCCTCAAACGCAAATGAAAAAAGAAACTGCTGATTTTAAACAAGATGTAAGCGATAAATCGAGAGATTATTGTACTTTAAATCCGTATAAATGTAAAGGTATTAGTAAAAAAATATAGTATATATAAATGGTCGATTGGACTGATGATATTGACAAAGTGTTAGATAATATTAGAATAAATTGTGTATTATTAAGTAAGTTACATAAGCAACGATATTTTGAATTAAAATCATCTCTTAAATATTACAGGCTTCCAGTAATAATATTAAATGGAATGAATAGTATTTTTGCAGTTGGATTACAACCATATATAAACCAAGGAGCAATCAGTTTGACAAATTCAATAATAGCATTGACTTGTGGAATAATAGGTTCAATAGAATTATATTTTGGAATACAAAAAAGATTAGAAAATGATTTAGTTAGCCAGAGAGATTATTATCTTCTTTCTGTGGATATATTTAAAACGTTATCATTAGACAAAAGTAATCGCCCGATACCAGCAAAGGATTTTTTAGAGAAGAGTTATAATGTATATACAAAATTGATTGAAAGTTCAGCAACATTAGCAAAAGTGAAAGGTGATAAATTGATACCTATTGAGCTAACATTATTAGATGATATAGAAGTTATTTCACCTAATGCTAATGGTGGATTTTGGACAAGACCCATGGAAGCATCTAGTGCAGAATAGTTTTAAGAGCGTGGCAGAAGGTTTAATAAAAGGATTTAAAGGCCTATAATGGAGAGATTTAATTATTATTTCGAATGAGAAAAGAATTAAATTATTTTAAAGCCGAAATCATCATAGACTCTCCTTTTCTAAAACAAA